TCCAATCGAAGTTGAGCGAGCTCTCGCTGGGGGCCAGAGACGTGGACTTTCCAAGTGACGAGACCTGTCTTGTCTTGATAGGGATGAGGCGCGCGTTGACCTAAACCACCAAGGGCGGGGCTGATAAACAGATTTCGCCCGCCTGCCCAAGCCGCTATCGACTTCCGGTGAAGCCTAAAGAAGAGTCTCAAGACCTTATGTTCTTCACGTGCGTCTATGCAAGACTCCAAAATCTCGGTGATGACTTCCGTTGGATTAAACACGTCAGTCGCGAGCTTTTTCTGACCCACAACAAGGCCGCAAAAAAGTCCCCGCTCGCGGTGCGCCCAGGTGCCATCGTGCCAGTAATTTTGAGAATTAATATTGGCATACTTCTCGTGTTCATAGGATTTCCCAACACTCTCTGAGAAATTGAAGTCCTCTGTGATTCTCCAAAACATCCGAATCAAAGGCTCTCGGCCATTAAAAAGGGAGTCGTCACCATTAGTCCGACCGCTAGAACTGATCGTCAAAACAGGACGAGGATCTCCACAGAGCCTTGACGCAAGGATGTAGCAGCCGTGAACGACCAGACTCAAGATGGGAAAGCTGTACTTCTCACCCATTAAGTTCCCAGTGAACTGGATCTTAGGACCGATCTTCCACTTATCAGCGTACACCATCACGTGAGGGCCAGCACAAATGAGCATCGCTCTCTTGTACCACTCCGGCATACCAATAGAGAGGCGACTGACGAGAGCCTGGCCAAGGCGGAGGGGGATGCCGTTAGACGCACCTTTAAAGTCCCCAGAGGAGAACTTCGTCGGACGCCCTTTGGACCGATCAAAACTGCGATCAAAAACCGCCTCCACGTCGCCTGTCCCAGCCGAGCGACCCAAAAGCTCGAACCCCGGGATCTTCTTCAAGGCCCCATGTACTCTCTTCTGCCACCAAGTCCCAAGATACTTTGAGATCGCAGCTCCAACAGTGATGACTCGAACCTTCAAGGGCTCGCAAATCGGAACGACTCGCACCATAGGGTAGTTCGCAAGATTGTTGAGGAGAAGGTCATCATTCGACCAAGTACCCGTAGGAACATTGATCACACCAGGTTCAAACGAATCGGAGAACAACTTCGCCTCTCGGATAATGAAGGTAGACCAGATCTCTTGGCTACGCGGATACTTGTAGAAGTACGTCGGCTGACAGTCGGAGTCGACGGGATCAACGATGACTTCGGTCCGCTCTAAATGGGGTTCCTCCTGACTCTCAATCTGCCACATGTGGATATCAAAGTCCGTATAGGACTCATCGTCCTCAGAATCGTCGCTCTCGAATGTGTCATAAGAGAAACCACTCGCATCGAGACCAGCCAAGACAAGTTCAATCCAAACTTCCCTCTGAGCGGAACGGTACCAACGTTCGAGACGGGTGTCCATTGGGCAGAGAGCGCCACCGAAGTAACCACTGAACTCGACGGAAGTGAGTGCGCGCTTCTTTTCGCGCTTCTCCATCCTCGACAAAATCGCTGCTTGCCAGGGGATGCGTTCGTCCCATACCACCCGTAACGAATGATATGTTCTTTGAATAGGATGTGTCGTTGGCAACGGACACGAATGCTTACCGAATTTATTGAAGCAGCTGCGCACCAACTCACCGACCTCCCCTTTGGTAGAGGAAGTAGAGGAAAGTGATGCCTTGTTCGCGGCAGCATGCTCGGCAAAAGCATCCTCGAGGGAGAAAAAAGCTTCCTCATCTGAGGCAAGTCTCTTCAACATCTTTTGATTCACGATCTCAAGGATCGGTTCAAGAGTGGCTACAAGAGCCCCTACTTGCTCTGGAGTTGCGTCGACGAATTCTTCGACGCCCTGGTAGTGCTTCACCAACTCCGCATGAACTTCTGAGTTATCCAGCGGAAGCGAAACGTTCTTCAGATTCCAGAAACTGTTGAACAGGTTGCGATGCTTTCGAGTATTGCGACAAACCCGCCGGTTAAACCATTGTCTCCACCTCCCGGTGAAGACAAGATGGAAACCGGGCAATTTGTTACCCAAAAGTTTTGCGCGACCATAGCAACAAAACGACTTAGCTTGGGACACGAAGTTAGTGTAATCCCCTTTGGTCAAATGTTTCGACATTTGAACGACAAAGGAATTGATCACAGACTCACTTGCTCCCTTGATGGCCAAGATGAGCGCACAGCGCTCTAGGAACTTGCCAACGTGTACCCTTAACACGTCAGCTTTACGTCGCTCCTCGTCGACGTCACGCGAAACCGCGTGATCCGTTTGAACTTGGCTTTCGCCTTGTTCACCGAAATGATTCACCTTAAATGGTAGCATCTCGTGAAGGAAAATTTCTCGTACTGGAAACAAAACAAGTAAAATAT